TGCGCGCCTACACGGACGAGGGCGAGGCGGTGCTCGAGCCCTTCGCCGGCTCGGGCACGACGATCCTGGCGGGCCAGCGCGCCGGGCGACGCGCCCGCGCCATCGAGCTCGCCCCGGCCTATGTCGATCTGGCGATCGCCCGCTGGCGGATGCTGCACCCTGACCTGCCGGTGACGTTGGCGGAGGACGGCCGCGGCTACGATGCTGTCGCCGCGGCGCGCGCGGAGGCGATGGCCGATGCAGCCTGACCTGCGCGTCGAGATGATGCCGGTCGCCTCGCTCGCGCCCTATGCCGCGAACGCCCGTCTGCATCCGACCGAGCAGGTGGCGCAGCTGGCGGCCTCGATCGGCGAGTTCGGCTTCAACGTGCCTGTGCTGGTGGACGACGCGGGCGTGCTGATCGCCGGCCACGGGCGCGTCCTCGCCGCGAAGGCGCTCGGCCTCGAGGAGGTGCCGGCGATCCGGCTCGGGCACCTGACCGAGGCACAGGCGCGGGCCTTCCGACTGGCGGGCAACCAGCTGGCGCTGAATTCCACCTGGGACGAGAGCCTGCTCGCGGCCGAGCTGCGGGCGCTGCGCACTGACGAGTTCGACTTGGGACTGATCGGCTTCGACGGCGCCACACTCGATCGGTTGCTGGGCGAGACGGCACCGGACGTGCCCGCGCCCGGCGGGGATCCCGACGCCCCGGCGCCGGAGCCGCCTGAGGGTCCCGTCACCCGGCCGGGCGATCTGTGGCTGCTCGGCCCGCACCGGCTGCTGTGCGGCGACGCCACGAGCCCCAGCGATGTGGCCCGGCTGCTGGACGGCGCGCGGCCCCACCTGATGATCACGGATCCGCCCTACGGCGTGAACTACGATCCCGAGTGGCGGAACGAGGCCAGCGTCTCGGCGACGATGCGAACCGGCAAGGTGGCGAACGACGACCGCGCGGACTGGCGCGAGGCCTGGGCTCTGTTCCCTGGCGACGTCGCTTACGTCTGGCACGCTGGCGTGCATGCGCGCACCGTCATTGAGAGCCTCGAGGCGGCCGGCTTCGTGGTCCGCAGCCAGATCGTCTGGGCGAAGTCGCGCTTCGTGCTCGGGCGCGGCGACTACCACTGGCAGCACGAGCCCTGCCTCTACGCGGTGCGAAAGGGCGCCACGGGTCACTGGCAGGGCGCGCGGGACCAGGCGACGCTCTGGCCGATCAGCACTGGCGGCGACGAGGACGCGCGACGGTGCACGGCACGCAGAAGCCGGTGGAATGCATGCGCCGGCCAATGCTGAACAACAGCGCGCCTGGCGATGCGGTCTACGAGCCCTTCTGCGGCAGCGGCAGCACCATCGTCGCGGCAGAGACCACCGGGCGCGTTTGCCACGCGATGGATCTCGACGCTCGCTACGTCGACGTCGCCGTGCGGCGTTGGCAGACCTTCACGAGCCGTGTGGCCGTGCTGGCCGGCGAGGATCGCATCTTCAACGACGTTGCGATGACTCGCGCATCCGCCTGCTCGGCAGCAGACCAGAGCAATGGAGCGGGAAAAACAGGCTAACGGCGAACAATTGCCTTCTCCTGCCCCCACGGGCCGGGGCAGCGAATGCGAAAGGGCGCGTCTACAACGTAGGCAAACACATTGCGGCCCGGCACATCCGAAATCCGCCAACCAGTAATCCGACCGCCGTGCCACGCGTCAGCGTCTTGCCTTTCGTGAAGGTAGACCCGGCCACCAACCGCCTCATCTGCGGTGGCATCGCTGATGTTTGCCCAGTTTCCGGTTTCATACTCCTGGTGCGCGATCTTCCAGTGATTATCACCGTGCTTGCAGATGAGATGTATGTCGACTGGCATGTTGATGATCCGCGATTGGCAGGCGGTAATGGTGCATATCCCTGGACAAAGTCGCAACCGGAAGCTGCGCCGCTGCTGCTAGGCAGCAGAGCCCGCCGGAGCGCGGCGGGCCCTGAGTGCGGCACCAGCGGCGTCAGCCGCCGACGCGGTATATGGTGAAGGACCCCTTCGCGCCCTCCTTGTTCGGGCCGACCTGGCGGACCCGCTCCAGCACCTGCACTTCGATCCCCTGGCGCTTCTTCAGACCGGCGAAGAACCCGCGGACCGTGTGCTGCTGCCAGCCGGTCGCCTCGCAGATCTGCGCGATGGTGGCGCCCTCCTCCCGGCGGAGCATCGCCAGGACCGTCTCCTGCTTCGTCCCCTCGCGCGGCTTGCGCGGCGCGCCGGCCTCGCGGTTGGCACGGGGCGGCTTGCCGGCGAGCGCGGCACGGAGGGCCGCCATCGGGCCGTCGAGGGCGGTGATGATGTCCGTCTCACGGTTCGCCTCGTCGTCCCAGGCGGCCAACACCGCCGCGGCGGCGTCGCGCACGCTTGCGCGCGGGGCGGGCGTGGGCGCGCCCTGGGCGGGTTCGGGATCCTCCGCGGGGGCATCCCCCTCAGCGGCGTCCTCCCCGCCCGTGGGCGCCGTATCGGCCACCGGCGCGGCAGCCTCCGCGGCAGCGCGGCGCTCGGCGTTGCGGCGGGCGATGGCCTCGGGGCTCTGCTCGTCCTCCTCGCGCGCGTCGCCCGCGTTCGGGTCGAGGCCGATGGCGCGCAGCCCCTCGTCCGTGATGCGCGCCACGATCCAGGTCCCGTCCTCATCCTGTCGCCAGCCGAGCCCGACATGCTCCCGCGGGGCGTTAATCTCGGTGAGCAGGTTGTTCTTGATCAGGCTGCGGAACACCGTGTTGCGGGCGGCGGCCGGCAGGGTCTTCGGCGCGCGGGCGAGGCCCATCTCGTGCTGCGCCGCGGCGCTCAGGATCACGCGCTGGGTATCGGAAAGCGTCATCGTCGTGGTCTCCGGTTCCGGGAGCCGACCCTCGGCCCCCTACTGCCGGGAGCCCCGCCGGGCGGAACCCGGTCGGGGCGGTGCGGGAGCGCGGCGCGTCAGGCGCGGTATTCGCCGCGCCGGAAATGTTGGTCGGCGACCTCCTTCAGCTTCGCGGTGGCGTCGGTGAGCCAGGCGGTCTCGCACCAGAGCACCGCCTCGGGATCCGCGCCGAAGTGGTCATCGCGGGCCTGCTGCAACTCCGCGAGCAGAGCGTCGAACGCTGCCTTCTTCGCGAGGAAGGCCTCGAGGCTCCGCTGCTGGTTGGCTTCGCGCTTGGTCATGGTCGGCTCCGTCATCTGCATCGCGTGATGGACCATTCGCGCTGTGCCGCGCGCGAGCCAAGCGCCGTCGCCGCGACGGCGACTGCTATCTTCGAGGGATCTCGATCACATCATGATCGCCGCTGCGCAGCCGGGCCGCGTGGCCTCGCAGCGCGAGGTGGCGCGCCGCCTCGGCATTTCCCACACGGCGCTGCAGAAGGCGCAGCGCGCCGGCCGCATCGCGCCCGAAGCCGATGGCGCCTGGGATGTCGAGAAAGTCCGGGCACGGCTGGCTGACAGCAGCGATCCGACGCGGAAGACGGCGACGCTCGTGCCGCCGGCACCGCCGGTCGCAGCGCGGGCTGTCGCGCCACCGCCGCCTGTCGCGGCGCCGTACACAGCGCCTGATCCGCTGCCGCGTGCGGCCCAGAACACGTTCCACGACGCGCGCACGGCGAACGAGGTGCTGAAGGCGCAGGAGCGCCGGCTGCGGCTCGACGAGCGCAAGGGCAAGCTGGTCGACAAGGCCCGCGCGCTCCTGCTCGTGCACCGCCTCGCCAGGGAGGAGCGCGACGCCATCCTCGCCTGGCCCGCCCGCGTCGTCGCCGAGATGGCGGCCGAGCTCGGCGTCGATGTGCATCGGCTGCAGACCATGATGGACACGCGGCTCCGCCAGCACCTCGCTGAGCGGCACGATGTCCGGGTGAGCGTCGGCTGATGGTGGGCGAGCACCTGCTCGACGAGCTCGGCCGCTTCGAGGGCGACGCCGAGATCCTGCAGGCCTGGCGCGATGGCATGGCGCCGGAGCCCGCCCTGCTCGTCTCGGAGTGGGCGGACAAGCATCGCGTGCTCGGCTCGCGCGGCTCCGCCGAGCCCGGCCCGTGGCGGACGGCGCGAGGGTCGATGGGCGCGGATGGCGGATGCGCTGTCACTGCCGGCGGCCGAACTTCCCACCAGCGGGAATGTCGCTCCCCCGTCACCGTCGCAGGCCGCACCCGACACCCATCGCCCGCGTGGCTGGCTCGCGCCGCGCAGTAGCTGGCTGCGCTGAGCAGGGAGGACGCGCATGGACCCGACCGTCCTCGCCTGGGCGCTGGCGCAGCCCGTCGGCAGCCGCGCGGCCGCGCTCGCCGCCGCCTACACCGGCGGCACCACGCGCGTGACCTTTGACGGGCGGACCGTGGAGTACCGCAGCCTCGATGAGCTCGGCCGTGCGCTCGCCGTGCTGCGCGGAGCGGAGATGGCAACGGCGCGCCGTCCGTCCGTGACGCTGGCCAGCTTCTCCCGCGAGGGAAGCAGGTGATGGGCCGGCTGCGAGACGCATGGAACGTGCTGCGCGGGTACGCCGCGGCGCAGGACCAGCGTGCCTCCGCCTGGGCGCCGTCCGGCGGCAGCGCCACGGCCGAGGTCGGGATGGCCGCGGCGACGGTCGCACGCCGGGCCCGCGACGCGGTGCGCAACGATCCCTACGCCAGCCGTATCGTCGATCTCTGGACCGGCAATGCGGTGGGCGCCGGCATCACGACCCGCTGGCCGGACCAGCGCCATGCCGATCGCCGCCACCGGCGCCGCCGCGCCTCCCAGAGACACCGCACCCCAGGGCTGAGCATGACCGAAACCACCCAGCCGGCCGGCAGCGATGCCGCGCCGGAGCCTGCTGCTGTGCCCATCCTGGCCCAGCGCGCCATCACCGCGCCCGCCAGCGTCGATCGCGCCGCCCGCAGCGTCGAGGTGGTGTGGAGCACCGACGCCCGCGCCCGCAACCTCGTCCCCTCCCTCGGCCTGATCACCGAGGAGCTGGAGATGTCGCCCAACGCCGTGCGCATGGAGGCGCTGCGCTCCGGCCAGGCCCCGGTGCTGAACACCCATCGGCGCGGCGATGCCTGCGACGTGCTGGGACGCATCACCGCCGCCCGCCTCGAGCGCGGGCGCGGCTACGCCACGCTGCGGTTCAGCAGCGCCGCGGATGTCGAGCCGGTGTGGCAGCGCATCGCCGACGGCACGCTGCGGGCGGTGAGCGTCGGCTATCGCGTGCACCGCTACGAGCCGCGGCCGGATCCCGCCACCGGCGAGACCGTCCACCGCGCGGTGGAATGGGAGCCCTTCGAGATCTCCTTCGTGCCGGTCCCGGTGGATCGGGATGCGGCGGTCCGCGCGCAGGGGGAGCAGGGCCTCTGCGCGCCAGCGATCGAACCCGCCCTGCCTGACGAGGACCCACCCATGCCCGAGACGACGCCGGCCGAGCCGGCTGCTGCCCCGTCGCCGTCCACCCCGCCCCAGGCGACCACCGTGACCGCCACGCCCAGCGCCCAGGCGCCGGAACCCACCCGCGCCGCGCCCGACCTCGACGCCGTGCCTGTCGAGGCGAGCCGCGCCGAGCGCGAGCGCATCGCCGGCATCGACGCCGCCGTCGAGGCCGCACGCACCCTACTGCCGGCAGAGCGCATCGCCCCCAATCCGCGCCGAGGCGATCGCCCAGGGCTGGACCGGCGACCAGATCCGCCGCGCCCTGTTCGACGTGTTCGACGCCCTCATCGCCCAGGGCCCGCGCCCCTCCATCCCCGCCCGCCCGGAGACCGGCCCCGGCCACGACGACCCCGCGCAGATCCGCGACGCCATGGCCGAGGCGATCGCCACCCGCGCCATGCCCGGCTACCAGCCCCCAGCACCGGCCCCGGCGCGGGCCGCCACGCCGAGTTCCTGGGCTGGCGCCCCTCCGACATGATCGGCGAACTCCTCCGGGTGAAGGGCGAGCGGCAGATCCCGCGCAACCCGGCGCTGCTCGCCGAGCGCGCCTTCCACACCACGAGCGACTTCCCGGCGCTGCTCTCGGCAGCAGCCAACACGATGCTGCTCGCCGCCTACCAGCCGGCCCAGCCCAGCTACCGGCAGATCTTCCTCCGGCGCGACTTCCGCGACTTCAAGCCGCACCGCCACCTGCGCCTCGGCGATTTCCCGACCCTGCTGCCGCTCGCCCAGAACGGCGAGATCCAGGTAGGGACCATGTCGGAGAGCCAGGAGATCGTCCTGCTGCAGACCTTCGCCCGCCGTCTCCGCGTCACCCGGCCCATGCTGGCGAACGACGATCTCGGCGCCTTCACCGATTTCGCCGCCGCCATCGGCCGGCGCGTCGCCGAGTTCGAGAACGCCACCGCCTACAACCTGCTCAACAGCGCCAACGGCGACGGCCCGACGCTCGCCACCGGCAATGCGCCCGTGTTCTCCACCGCCGCGGCGCGGGCCAACAAGGCCG